ACCGCGAATACGACGAAAAGTTTGGCGTTGATGGCGCCAAGATCGGTTACACGATCAACGTGCGGAAACCAGCCCGTTTCAAGGGCACTATGGGGCCTGCGCTGAACGTTGAAGACTTCGTGGAAACGTCGATTCCTGTGACGCTTACGTCGCAGTTCCACGTCGATACGCAGTTCATTACCAGCGACCTGTTGCTGTCGATGGACGACTTCTCGAAGCGCGTCCTGAAGCCGAAAATCGCCACCATTGCCAACCGTATCGACTATGACGGCTTGCTGATGGCGAAGAACTCGACATTTAACATCGTCGGTGTTGCTGGCACTGCGCCGACTACCGTGTCCCCATTCCTGCAAGCAGGTGCATGGCTCGACTCGGAAGGTGTCCCGCGCGATGGCGAACGTGTCATGCTGCTCGACCAATGGACGCAAGCCTCGATGGCCGGTTCGCTGGTTGGCCTGTTCAACCCGCAAATCACCATCGGTGAGCAGTACAAGAAAGGCTTGCTCGGCAAAGCGACGTTGGGTTTCGACTTCTACATGGACCAGAACGTCAACGTGCAAACGTTCGGCGCACTCGGTGGCACCCCACAGTTCGACGCAACGCAGGGCAGTTCCGCACTGTTGGTTTCGGGCTGGGCGGCGGTCGGTACGTTGGGCACCAAGGGCTGGACGGCATCGACTCCGGTCGTGAACGTCGGCGACGTGTTCTCGATGGCTAACGTCCTGGCAGTCAACCCCCAGAACCGTAAGACGGTCGGTGGTGGTAAGCCGCGTTACTTCGTTGTCACGATCCCCGTGGGCACGCCACAGTTCGGTACGTATGTTCCGGCGCTCGACCCGATCTCTAACGTTGATACCGGCGGTACCTACACGTCAGACGCGAGCGGCAAGCTGCAATTGGGCATTTCGTATGCCTGTATCAGCGGCGGTCAGTTCCAGAACGCGAACTCGGCGCCTGTCGGCAATGCGGCGATCACGTTCTACGGCGGCGCGGGTTCTGTGTCTCCGCAGAACCTTGCGTTCCACCGTGATGCGTACACGCTGGTGTCGGCTGACTTGCCGTTGCCCGGTGGTGTCCACATGGCGGCGCGTGCTTCGCACAAGGATGTCGGCGTGTCAATTCGTGTTGTTCGTCAATACACGATCAACAACGACGCCCTGCCGACTCGCCTCGACGTGCTGTACGGCTTCGCACCTCTCTACCGAGAGTTGGCCTGCCGCATCGCTGGTTAATCAGACTACAGCCCCTACGGGGGCTTTCTTATTGGAGATTTCAAAATGTCCCTGACTACAAACGCACCAGCGATCACGACCCAAACGGCGGTAGTTACCGCGTTTGGTAACGTTTCGCAGATGTACATTCTCAACATCGTCCTTACCCCTGTTGCGGTTGCCACGGCCACCACGGCCGAACAATCGTTCGCGGTTCCGGGTCTTCTGCTCGGCGACTTCGTGATGCTGAATAAGCCAACGGCACAGGCCGGTCTCGGTATCAGCAACGAGCGCGTGAGCGCAAACGGCACGCTGTCGATTACCTACGCCAACAACTCGGCCGGCGCGATCACGCCGACTGCCAGTGAAAGCTACAACTTCATGTTGTTCCGCCCGATTGCCATGCAGATGGCTAACGGCATGCCTAGCCTGCTCCCGCTGTTGGGTAACTAGGTTCTCCTTGGTTAGTATTTGGCCCCTCCCCTCGCGGGCGGGGCCTTTCTTTTTGTGAAATAAAGGGGAACCAGAATGACTGCCAAAGGCATCTTCGACAATCAATTCAATGATTTCATCTATGAGACCGCCAAGGTAGGCATTACTGCAGCGACCGGGTACGGTAGCGCGCCGGTACTGCCTGCGCAGACGTGTCGCATTGACACTGTGAACAATCGCGGCGATGGCGTGAAGCTGCCACCTTCTGCTGCCGGTCTTGAAATGACCATCATCAACAACGCGGCATTGGGCATTACTGTTTATGCCAGTGGCGCCGACACGATGAATACTGTGGCTAGCACGGTCGGTTTGTATCAGCCGCCTAATTCCGTTGACACATACTGGTGCGCGGCTCCCGGTCAATGGCACGCTGAAGTCGGTTTTGGTTATGCCAACGGCTTGGGCACTGAATCGGCAATGGACGGTATCGTCGCATTCGCTGGCGGCGGTCAAACCAATGCAACGCCGGTCACCGTGCAGTCGGCCCGTGTTGCCACTGTGGCGACTGCTGGCGATTCGGTGAAGTTGCCTCCTGCGGTTCCGGGTCTGGAGATGCTGATTCTCAATCACGGCGGCGTGCCGATGCAGGTTTACGGTACGGGCGCAGATACCATCGACGACTTGGCGGCTTCTGCCGGCGTAAGCCAGATGCAGAACAGCATGGTTATCTACACCTGTTTTAGCGCTGGTTTTTGGTACACGAACGGCATCGGAACGGGCTATTCCGGCTCGTACCCGACCGTATCTAGCTCAAACAATCTGACCGCGACGGCTAGTGGCACCCAGGGCACGTCAGTGGTGCTCGGCTCGGTTATCAACCGATTCACGGTTATTGCGACTGCCAACGACAGCGCGCGGTTGCCGACTGCATCCCCTGGCTTGCAGATCACGGTGACAAACGCATCTGCCGTCAATGCGATGAACGTTTTCCCGGGTGTAGGCGATGCCATCAACGCACTAGCACCAAATACGGCATATTCCTTGCCGGCAGGCAAAACGGCAGCGCTTACTGCTGCTGGTGTCCTGAATTGGCACGCGGTGCTGTCGGCCTAAATCATGGCAAACGACGCGACCACAAAAACCGTACTTGACCTGATTACGGGGTCGCTGCGCAAGATCGGTCAGTACGCTGCAGGCGAAGCACTTGCCTACAACGACTCAAACGACGCGCTAGACGTTCTAAATGGCCTTCTGGACATTTGGAGCAACCAGAAGTATTTTGCGTACAACAACGTAGAAACGATATTCATTCTTCAGCCGGGGAAGATTACCTATACGGTCGGCATCGGCGGCGAGATTCCTATTCAGCGCCCGCTGCGCATCAACACGGCATATTCGCGCCGCACGACCGGCAACGGTGCTGTTGACTTCGGTTGCGATGTGTTCTCGATTCAGCAGTATTCGGCCATCGGCCTGAAGATGCAGCCCGGGCCGTGGCCCAAATACATGTTCTACAACAGCAGTTTTCCATTGGCCTCGCTTACGCTGTACCCGATGCCCAACCAGCTTGGAGAAATGCACTTTTGGTCTGACCAGTTGCTGCAAGCGGTTGCGCTGACGGATAAGCTGAATCTTCCACAAGGCTATTACCTCGGGCTGCAATTCTCGCTGGCCGAGCTTCTGTGCACCGAGTACGGCATCGCGGTGCCAAAGGGCGTCGAACGGTTCGCGCGCGAATTCAAGGCGGTAATCAAGGCCACGAATGCGACCCCGCAGCCTACTGTAATGCTCGACCGTGCCTTGATGAACACGGCCGGTGCCGATGCCGGCTTTATCCTGACGGGTGGGTTCTAAACATGGAGTTTGAAGGCTTTGTGGGCGGCGCCTATGAAGCGGCAAACGCACGTCAGGACATCCAGCGTCTGATCAATTGGTATGTCGAGTTTGATTCAAACGATGGGGCAAAGACGCCAAAAGGTCTTCTCGGTGTGCCGGGCCTAGTGTCGTTGAATAGTAGTTATGTCGGTGAGGTTCGCGGAGCGTGGACACTTCCCGGGGGCGTATCGGCAGTATTTGTGATTGGCAGCGCTGTTGTTTTGGCGACGGTCTCTACGCCTGGAACTAATGCAGCGTTTCCCGTGTTTTCGTTTACTCAGATAGGCGGTTTGAATAGCAACGCCGGTCAAGTAAGAATGCGCGACAACGGGGCTGGAAACATTCTGGCTATCGTTGACGGACAGAACCTATACACGTACAACATTAGCACGGGCTCTTTTAACGTAAGCGCTGATCCTGCTTTTCTCGGATCAAGCGTCGTTCTTGAGATGGACGGCATATTTTTCTTTGCCAAACCGAATTCGCAGACGTTCTTCTGCACTCCTCCCTACTGGAATGGAATCGCTCCGCTTGACGGGACTTACTACGCGCTGAAAGACAACAACGCCGACAACATCGTGACGATGCTAGAAGCCAATCGCCAAATGTGGATTATTGGCGAATCAACAACCGAGATTTGGTACAACGCGGGCAATCCGACATTCCCTCTCAGTCGTCTACAGGGCGCATTGCTGCAAATCGGATGTGCAGCCACGCAAACAGTAGTTCGAACGGGCGAAGCCCTGATATGGCTGGCAAATTCTGAGCGTGGCGGCAAAGGCGTCGTGATGACGCAGGGCTACACATACAGCACGATTTCAACGCCTGCGATTACGTATCAGATCAACCAGTACCCTGTATTTAATGACGCATTTGCGTATATTTACAGCGAAGAGGGCCATGAATTCTATGTGCTTGTCTTCCCCACTGCGGATGTTACTTGGGTGTATGACCTGACGACAGAGTTATGGCATCAGCGAGCATCTAAAGACATGGCGGGCGGTCAGTTT